TAAGCCATATTGTGAAATATGCGGACAAAGAACGAATATAGAACCGCATCATATTAATACACGTGGCAGTGGTGGCGGAGATATTAAGGAGAACTTAATACAACTCTGTACACAATGCCATATCAATACACACAGTGGACAATATCCAACTAAAGATGATTGCTTAAATAAAGTAGCAGAGCGTGAAGGTATTACATATGATGAAGCCTACGCAATAAATCGTAGAGCAATGGGATATGATGTATGACTAGAATATGTTGTAACAGGGATAGATGCCTTAANATATGCAATTAATCGTAGCGCAATGGGATATGATGTAAAAATGTAGGGTCCTAGAAAAAAAGGAGACATTTTAAAAAATGGCAAAAGAGTATTCTAAAAATTTCTATAATTCATATAGATGGAGAAGATGTGCAAGAGCATATGCAGAATCAAAGCTTTATATATGTGAAAGATGCCATGGATTAAAAAGTATCAATAAGGCAGATGGGACTAGACAACGTTGGGTAGTACATCATAAAAAGCCACTAAATCCTAACAACATAAACAATGATGCGGTTGCTTATGGCTGGGATAATCTTATGTTCTTATGCATTGAATGTCATAATGCTATACATGCTGAACTAGATGCTATGACTGCACCTAGTGGATTGACGAGTGGAGCAAGCCTCTTAGTTAGACCGACACGTGGAATGATATTTAATGAGTTGGGTGATTTAGTAGCTGTAAATGATAATGAATGTGATAATGATTGACTCCCCCCCATATTTTTATGGCGAAAATATTTTTTTCTACACCGGGGCAGCAGTTTCGTTTAAAACGCAGGTCGCACATGTGAGGGGTGTGGTTAACAAAGGAGTGATTGGAGTTGACAAATGAAGAAAAAGAAAAAATAAAAAAGAAGAGAATTGCAGAATATAACAAGATTTTCAAGGAACTTCCACAAGAAAAGAAAAAGTTAATTAGAAAATCAATTGAGCAAGCTGTACACATGGAAATGCAGTTAGATGATCTACAAATTCAGTTAGAAAAAGTTGGATTTGTGGAAGAATACTGCAATGGAAATAATCAATTTGGTAAAAAAGAATCGACTGAATCAAAAGCATATAACACGTTGATGAAAAATTATATTGCTATCATAAAAGTACTGTTGAGCGAGTTGCCACAGACTAAAAATGAAGATGATGACGAAGAATTTAAAAAATTTATTATGGAACGTGTTAGACGATGAACCCAATCAGAGAATACTATAACCAAATCATTGATGGTGAAATAGTTGTATCTGATCGTGTTCGTAGAGTGTACAAGAATTTAGTCGATAAGTTAGAAAACCCTAGTCAATATATTTATGATAAAGACAGGGCAGAAGTTGCAATTGATTTCATTGAGCTATTTTGCAAACATTCTAAAGGCAAATGGGCAGGGAAACCAGTAATTTTAGAATTATGGCAAAAAGCTATGATTGCGGCATTATTTGGATTTGTTGATAAAGATACTAAAGCAAGAGAATATCAAGAACTTATATTGATAGTGGCACGTAAAAATGGTAAGTCCACTGTAGCGGCCGCAATAGGCCTTTTTTTATTGATTGCGGATGGTGAAATGGGCGCTGAAATATATAGTGCTGCAACAAAGAGAGACCAAGCAAAAATTATATGGGATGAAGCGGCTAAAATGATTAAAAAAAGTAAGTCGCTAAATAAAGTTTGTCATATTCGTGTAAATAGAATTTTGTGCGATGTGAATGATGGTAAGTTTGTACCGCTTGCATCAGATTCAAATAATCTTGACGGACTAAATGTTCATGGGGCCTTAATTGATGAATTACATGCTATCAAAGATAAGAATTTATATGATGTTATCGTTGATGGTATGAGCGCACGTGAACAACCACTAACTATTATTACAAGTACAGCTGGTACAGTTCGTGAAAGTATTTACGATATTAAATATGATGAGGCTTGTCAGATTGTAGATGGGTATGATGATGAACAAGGTTATAAAAACGAACGCATCTTACCAATAATTTATGAGTTAGATAGTCGCAAGGAATGGACAGACCCTAATTGCTGGGCAAAAGCTAATCCGGGGTTGGGAACGATTAAGAGTGTTAGTCAACTAGCTGAAAAAGTTAAATCTGCACAAAACAATCCAATTCATGTAACTAATCTTCTTACAAAGGACTTCAATATTCGTGAAACATCATCAGAAGCATTCTTAACCTTTGAACAATTAAATAATACAGCAACATTTGATATAGGAGCGTTAAAGCCTAGATATGGTATAGGAGGTATAGATTTATCTGCTACTACAGACTTAACATGTGCCACATTGCTATTCATGGTTCCTAATGATCCTGTTAAATATATTAAGCAGATGTACTGGATACCAGAAGATTTATTTGAAAAAAGAGTAAATGAGGATAAAGTACCGTATGACGTGTGGTATAAAAGAGGATTTATACGAAAATCACCGGGCAATAGAATTGACTATAGGTTAATTGTTGAATGGTTTAAAGAAAGACAAATGGAAGATGATATCTATTTATATAAATGTGGGTACGACGGATGGAGTGCAGCATATTTTGTAGAAGATATGAAATCAGAGTTTGGTCGGTCTGTAATGAATCCAGTCATTCAAGGTAAGAAAACCTTGAGTGGACCAATGAAAGCGCTAGGTGCAGAACTAGAAGCAAAATTAATAAACTATGACAACAATCCTATATTGAAATGGTGCATGGCTAATGTAGAAATAGATGTAGATCGTAATGGTAACATTCAACCAACTAAATCTATTCATGCAAAGAAAAGGATTGATGGATTCGCATCAATGTTAGATGCATATGTTGAGTATGAACGAAACCAAGAGGATTACCACAATGTAATTTAAGAAAGGAGGTGAGATGATGAACTATCGAAATATCTTTAATAAAATATTTGGATTTGGCAATACAGATAAAGCTAATTTAACTGGAGCAGAGTTTTTAGATGGATATACAAATGTATTCACACCTTTTACAGGAGTACCATATACGGATACAACGTTTAGGGATTGTACAGATACGATTGCTAGACATCTTGGAAAAATGAAATTAAAGCATGTTAGACGAACTGATGCGGGAATGGTTCCAGGGATACAATCTATCAATCATATATTAGGGATAAGACCTAATCCATTTATGACGGCTAGTGAATTTCTTGAAAAGGTTGTTGCACAGTACTTTAACTACAACAATGCTTTCATTTATATTCAGCGTGATATAAATGGTGTGATTACTGGGCTGTATCCATTGGATTTTGGCAGTGTTGAAATTAAGGTGGATACTGAAAATAATTTATATGTGAAATTCCAATTCATTAACGGTAAAAGCATGACTGTACTATATGATGCGGTGATTCATATTAAAAGGCATTTTAACACTCATCAATTATTTGGTGAAGACAATTCAAAGGCATTGAAAGAAGACCTTGATTTATTGCATGCCGTAAAAGCAGCAATTATTAATTCTGTCAAAAACGGTAATTCACTACGTGGGATTATCAATTTTGAAGGAACCGTTCGTGAAGATGACCAACAAGCATTGTGGAAACAGTTTACGGAGCGATATGTATCGAATGCAAATGGTAGTGGCATTGCAACATTGGATAACAAGGCTACATTTCAACAACTTACAACCACCATAAGCACATTTAACAAAGGACAAATGGACTTTGCTAGAGATATGGTATACAAGCACTTTGGGCTTAATGAAAAAATTGTAAGTGGGGATTACACAGAGGATGAATACATAGCATTTTATGAATCTGTATTAGAACCAATTGCTATTAAATTAACACAGGAATTTACAGAAAAACTGTTTACTAGCCGTGAAAAAGGACATGGGAATGAAATCATACTGGAAAGTAATCGATTATCTTACATGTCTGTAGCTAGTAGAATTAAGGTAAGTCAAGCACTATTACCTACAGGGGCGATTACTGTAAATGAAATCCGTGAAATATTTGGTTATGAAGGGGTTGAAGGTGGTGATGAACGCCTAGTAAGTCTTAACTTCGCAAAATATGAGGATTTATCCAAGTATCAAATTAATGCATCGAAAGGAGGTGATACAGATGAGGAAGAACCGGAAAATGGAACACCGAATGATGACGGTGCAAGCGATACAGAATGATACTGATGATATTCAAACACGAACAGTAGAAGGATATGCTGCAGTTTTCAATGAAGAAACACTAATTTGGAAATCTGATTATACTGGGTATGAATATCGTGAAGTGATTTTACCGGGCGCATTTGATAATACTGATTTTAGTCAATGCGTATTGAATTACAATCATGGCGGCATGCTATTTGCTAGAACCGCTAGTGGAACATTGCAATTAACTGTTGATGAGAAAGGTTTGAAATTGACAGGGAATGTAGCAGACACTTCGATTGGAAATGATGTGTATTCTTTAATTAAACGTGGTGACCTAAATAAAATGTCATTTGCCTTTATTGTTAATGGTGAAGAAGAAGAGATTGACCGAGAAAATAAAGTATATACACGAAAAATTAAATCAGTAAAAGCGGTATATGACGTATCTATTGTAGATAACCCTGCATATAAAGGCACATCGGTTAGTGCTAGGGCAAATGGGGACTATGAGAGATATGAAGATATCGAAAAAAGAAAACGGCTAACATTATTGGCCATGACATAAAAAGTATTAGACACGCAGTAAGCGTGTTTTTTTATTACCTAAAAGGAGAGATAATATGAATTGTTTGGAACAAATTAGACAACGTAGAGCAGAATTGCGTGCAATGTTGGAAGACACTACACAAGTTAACTTGAATCTTGATGAAATTGAAACTGAGTTGCGTGCATTGGAAGCAGAAGAAACTGAACTAGAACGTAGAACAGCAATTTTGAATACTGTTCCTACTACTACAGTGCCTGTACCTGTAGCAGAACAACGTGCACAAGGTGCAGAAGTATTTGATTCTGTAGAATATCGTAATGCATTCATGCAATATGTAATGAACAATACACCAATTCCCGCTGAACTACGTCAAAATGAAAACACATTAACTACAGATATTGGTGCAGTAATCCCACCTACAGTTTTGAACAAGATTGTTCAAAAAATGGAAAGTGTTGGTATGGTATTGCCATTAGTTACCAATACAAACTTTAAATCTGGTCTTGCAATTCCAACAAGCAATGTGATGCCTGTGGCTACATGGGTAGCTGAAGGAACAGGTTCTGATCGTCAAAAAGCAACAACTGGTAACATCCAATTTGGTCACTTCAAACTACAATGCCGAGTATCTATTTCTTTAGAAACATCTGTAATGGCATTATCTGCATTTGAAAATATGATTTCTAATAACGTATCCAAAGCAATGGTTAAAGCTATTGAGAATGCTATTATCAATGGTACTGGTAATGGTCAACCTACAGGCATTTTAAAGGATGCGGCTGCTGGCGTGAAATTAGATGTTAAAGACTTTGACTATGCAACACTTGTAAAAGCAGAAGGCGAACTACCTGTTGAATATGAAGAAGGCTCTGTTTGGGTAATGACAAAGAAAACCTTTATGAACATTGAAGGTATGACAGATAAGAATGGTCAACCAATTGCACGTGTTAACTATGGCATGGGTGGGAAACCAGAACGCTCTATTCTTGGTCGTGGCGTATTGATTGTGCCTTATCTTAAAAACATTGATGCGGCTACAACAGGTGATATTGTAGCGTTCATTTATCGATTTGAAGATTATGCATTAAATACTAACTATCAAATTGGTGTAAAAACATATGAAGATAACGAAACAGATGATATTGTTCGTAAATCTACAATGATTTGTGATGGCAAGCCTGTTGATACCAATTCTTTGGTTAAATTAGCGAAGAAAGCATAGGTGTAATTTATGTTGACGGTAGAAGATGTAAAACTTTATTTACGAATTGATGAAGATATTACAGAAGATGATATGTTTATCGATGAATCCATCTCTGCTGCTGTCACGTATATTGAGCAAATGACTGGGAAACCATATATTGACGAGCCACTATACCGTAGAGCCGTTCAATATATGGTTGCTCATTGGTACGAAAATCGTGAGGCAACTTCCTCAAAAACATTTGTTCATGATTTACCATTCACGCTAGCTCCTATAATTCGTCATATTGCACTATCTAAAAATTATCCTAAAGAGGTGACAGAGAATGCTTAATATAGACGGAATCGGAAGATTAACGAAACGAATTGAAATACTGGCGTATCAAGATATTGAAAGCAATGGAATTACTAAGCAAAAATTAGTAAGGCTAATTCCGAACAGAATTTGGGCACGTATTGAACCGTTACGTGGCAGACAATATCTAGAAATGTATAAAGAAAAAGTAGACGAATTACATAAGATTACAATCAGATATAGAAGCGGAATAACTGATGGTGTGCTAATCAGATATAAGGATGTAGTCTATAAAGTTAAAACTGTAATTGATCCATATGAAGAGCATACGAAGTTAGAATTGATGTGTCATATCTATAAACGAGGGAAATAATGGATATAAAAACTTTCATGGGGAGATTGGACTCATACATTAAAGAGTATCCATTAGAGGCGGAAAAAGCTATGCGGAAAGAAGCTAACCGAATGAAAAAGGAATTAGTTAGCGCATCACCTGTTGGTAAAGGTAGAAAACGCAAAATTTCCAAGAGTTGGAAAATGGCAATCAATGGTAATAGTAGCAGTACGCTAGAAGCAACATTGCGAAATACATCACCTCATTTTCATTTAGTTGAACGTGGGCATGTGATGAAAACTATGCATGGGAAAATTAAAGGATTCAAACAGGGGACATTTTTCTTTAAACGAACAGTTGAAAAGAATCGTAATGATATAAG